TGAACTTGCTAATCAAGAAACATATAACTCTTTAATTGGTGGGGCTGTCTCAATTGATGAGGCTAAGGCTCGTGTTGATAATGTGTTTGCTAGAATTGATAAAGCACCAGATGAATTGAAAACCCAGTTAAGCACTTACTTAAATGCTTATGGTGTTGGTGACCCAACTAAACAACGTTCACAAATTGCCCTTGCTTTGATGAAGGGACCTCAAGGTATCAACGAATTAGAAACAAGTCTTCGTAAAGCAAATATTCGTACAGGTGCAGCGCTAAGTAATATCAATGTTGCTGAGGAAAACATTAGTCAACTTGAAAAACAATTAAGCACAAGTGGTTTATCAACTGAACAGATTGGTAATCTTTCAAGAGAAGCCTATGCAAATATTGCAGAGGTTCAACCAACTATAACAAAACTTTCAGAAATTTACGGTGACCAAACACCTGGTCTTTCTAAAGAACTTGAACAAGAAGCGTTCTTTGGTTTAGCATCACAACGCCGTAAGAAACTTCAAGAAAGAGAAAAAGCCACATTCGGTGGACAAGCAGGTATTTCAACTGCTTCATTAGCGCAGCGAACAGCAGGCGCAATTTAGACCCTCAGTAGGATAGACCAGCCCCTACGAGAGTAACAAGACTGGTAGCAAGAGCCATAGTATTTTCCCCGATTTATTATGAGGCTTGCGACTAACACAAATAGAATGGGAGCGTTGCGATGAGCAACACATATCAAGAATGGGAAGATGACGATGATGACATTAATCAAAGTCAACAATCAGATAGCGATTTATTAAAGCAACTTCGTAAGGAGTTGAAAACTAAATCTAAAATGCTTTCCGAAATGGAAGGACAACTATCTTCGATTAAGACTGAACAACGTCACAACGTTATTAAATCAGTTCTTGAAAGTAAGGGCGTAAGTCCAAAGATAGCAAAATTCATTCCTCAAGATATTGAGGCTAATCCAGATACTATCGATAACTGGATTGCAGAGAATGCTGAAGTCTTTGGTTTAACAGTACAGACGCCCGATGATGTGAAGCCTGATTTGGCTACACTCAGACAAATCGATTCTGTTACTGCTAATGCCCAGTCTCCTGCTGGACTTGATGATTTATATTTGAGATTACAGAATGCAGAATCTGCAGAAGAAATCACAAATATGATTTTTCAACAAGGTGGAGAGATTTAGGCTCTAACTACTAACTAAGGAAACAAACCGAAATGCCTAACGTATATACAGCGTTATCTGGCGGTACAGCAAATACTAACGGTGGTCTTGGTGGCGGTCAATATACAAGTGCTGACAACGTAGGAACCTTTACACCATCCAATGGTGCAGGTCTCGTACAAAAAGCATACGACCGTCTAGTTGAGTTCGCACTTCGCTCTCAACCATTACTACGTTCAGTCGCTGACAAACGTCCAGCACGCCAATCAATGCCAGGTTCATCTGTAGTATTCCAAATCTACAGCGACCTATCAAAGGCAACAACTGCTCTATCAGAACAAGTTGACCCAGATTCAGTAGCGATTGGTACACCAACTGCTGTAACCGTAACTCTTAACGAATACGGTAACGCAGTATTGACCACACGTAAACTGCAACTGTTTTCACTTGCAGATGTTGACCCAGCAATTGCAAACATTGTTGCATTCAACATGGCAGATTCCATTGACGAAATTGTTCAAACAGAACTTCGCGGTGGAACAAACGTAATCTACGCAAGCAACGCTTCAGGTACACGTGCAACAGCAACAACAAACGTTACTGGCGCACACACCTTGAAAGCAGCAGACATCCGTCTTGCTATTGCTAAATTGCGTGCAGGAAAAGCAGTTGCTCGTAAGGGCAGCCTATACTGGTGTGCAATACACCCAGAAGTTTCACACGATTTACGTGCTGAAACAGGTTCTGCTTCATGGAGATTACCTCACGAATACCAATCAAATGAAAACATTTGGGCTGGTGAAATCGGAACATTCGAAGGTGCATACTTCATCGAATCACCACGCTTGTACAACGCCACCGATGGTGGTTCAAGTGCACGTGTATTCCGTACATTACTTGCTGGTCAACAAGCACTTGCAGAAGCAGTTGCTGAAGAACCACACGTAGTGATTGGAAACGTTACTGACAAATTGATGCGTTTGCGTCCAATTGGTTGGTACGGTGTACTTGGCTTCAAGCGTTACCGTGAAGAAGCATTGTACAGAATTGAATCATCTTCAAGCATTAACGCTTCATAGTTAGATTCAAATCAAGATTAAAGCCCCTGGGAAACTGGGGGCTTTACTTATTAGGAGAGTAAATTGCCAATATTTTTTCCACCCACAGTTGAAGAAGGACCAGCAGGTTTTGGTTTATTCTATCGTTACAAGTTGACTCGTGGTATTAGTGTTTTAAAAATTGGTTCTACTTATAAAAAGTTTAGGGTTCCTACTACTACTCAAATTGAAGCAGCATCTGAATATTATGCAGGGGGACATGAGTATGAAGTTACGTCAGACCAAAAGACTGCGCTCATTGCTGCTGGCATCGGCATTACTGAAAGTAACTTTCAAGGATGATAGAAAAAGTTTTGATAGCAGGCGCAACTGCAAGCGCGATTGCTTCTGTATATTTTGTGATTGCACCATCGGTGAAAAGGATTCGTTCTATGATGGAATGGTTGGAAAGATTTCGCCGCGATTGGGAAGGCGAGCCTGGTGGTCCAGGTAGAGATTCTGTTCCTGGTGTTATGGAAAGACTTAACAGACTTGACGGTGAGTTAAGTAATAATGGTGGTACATCTGTTAAAGATGCCATTGATAGAATTGAAAAAGCATTGGGGACTAAATGAGTTTACATAGAAGATTAACACATCCAGAATATGTTGAAGGTTGCTTTGGTTGTAAAGCGTCAACATTGGATTTGAATCCTGGTGAAGCATCATCAAGGTTGACAATGTCAGCCAAGAAATGGGACAATGAACTTGCGTTATATCGTACGGCTAGGTCTCAGGGTATTCAACCTGATACTACTAAGACGAAAGATATACGTAAGGCAATAGATATATCAAACAAAACTGGAATAGCATACGGAGCATAATATGATGTACGGAAAAAAAATGCCTAAAGGCAAAAAGATGATGGACATGAAAAAAGCCGATATGAAGAAAAAACCTATGGCTAAGGTAAAGAAAATGGGAAAGAAGAAATAATATGTGTGCATCTTGTGGATGTAATTATACTAAATATAATCATGGCAATGGCACTAAAGTTCCGATGATGCCTAATGGTATTAATCCAATGCCAATGCCAGATGGCAAGATTCCTGCGTCTCCCGCCCAAAAAGCAGTGCCTAGGAAACCTAAGAAATAATTATGAAACCAAAAGACTCACGTTTAAAACGTGCAGGAGTCTCTGGTTTCAATAGACCAAAGCGGACTCCAAACCACCCAACTAAGTCACACGTTGTTGTTGCTAAGTCTGGTTCACAGGTTAAGACAATCCGCTTTGGACAACAAGGTGTTACTGGGGACAGAACACCAACTAAACGTCAAGCAAGTTTTAAAGCACGTCATGCAAAGAATATTGCTAAGGGCAAAATGTCTGCAGCGTACTGGGCGAATAAGGTGAAGTGGTGAAGAAGAAAGCATTTTGGGATAAGAAGAACCCTAAGAAAACTTCTAAGAAATTATCTCCTGCACAGATTAAAAGTGCCAAGGCTCGTGCTAAGGCTGCTGGTAGGAAGTATCCGAATCTAGTAGATAACGCTGCTGTTTCAAGAAAAGGAAAATAATGTCAGGTAGATACAATATGGTCTGTGACCAAGGTTCTACTTTCAGTTTAGTTTTTACAATTAAAACTGATGGTGTTGCCTGGGATTTAGTTGGCAACTATACAGCCAAAATGCAAGTACGTTCTTTCCTTAACGCTGATACTGTTCTTATTGAATTGACCACTGCTAATAGTAGAATATCTTTCTCAGCAGGTGGTACTGTAACTTTATCTTTAACTGCAGCAAATACAACAGATATAATTGCTGGTCGTCATACTTATGATTTAGAATTAACTCAAACTAGCACAAGTGTTGTGACTAGAGTTCTTGAAGGAAAATTTGTTGTCAGAGGAGAGGTTACTCGCTAAATGGCAACAGAGATTACGATTCAGGAAACTATTAGTGAGGTCAGTGTTACTGACCCTAATAATATTCTTATTGAAGTTGATGGAACCCAGGGTCCGTTAGGTCCTAATGGAGCAACAGGTCCGACTGGTCCTACTGGTGCTCAGGGTGTTCAAGGTATTCAAGGTTCTCAAGGTGATGTTGGTCCTACTGGACCCACAGGTGTTACTGGGGATACTGGTCCTACTGGTTCTACTGGTAGCACTGGTCCTACAGGTGCAGACTCCACAGTCACAGGACCAACTGGTCCTACAGGGGTCACAGGGGCTTCTATAACAGGTCCTACTGGGGCTACAGGAAGTACAGGTG